TCATTATATGCTTTGCCAATGATTTTTGCCAATCTTTTTTCCCATAATAAAAATTGACCTAATTCTGCTTTTTTCATCTTATTCTGATTTAAAGGTTATTTTGTTTTTTTTAAATTTCTTACTTCCAAATATTCTTTATAATAATTATATTCTTTTTTTTGCTTCTTCTGCATTTCTTTAGCTTCGTCAAATAAATTATATAATTCTTTTTCTAAAAATTGCACTTTTCCATTCATATTTGTTGATGAACCTTTAATATTATTCATTTGCTCAATCAACCATTCTACTGCTGTCTGTTTCATATCGTATCAAATAATTGGTTATAATACTCACGCGCTAACTCTATCTTTTCTTGTATTTGCCAAATTACTGTTTCGTCGCGCTCTACTTTGAAAACTTTGATTCGTCTTTCGTTAGGAATTTGGTCGAAGTTATGTTTCTTTTGTACGAAATCACGGATGTCTAAGTCTTCGTCTATTTTGTGCTGCTTCCAGTGTTCGCGTCTAACTTCGTCTTCTACAATGTCGAAAGGCGTGTTCATTAAGCAGTAACACAATAACGCTTCGTTTTTTCCTGTTAGCCATAAGTAACCCTGTAATTGAAAATAATAATCTTTGTTAGGTATTTCAGTTTCGAAGAATGGAAACGTTGTAGCATCCCAAGAACTTTTAACGTCTAAAAGTATTTCGTTCGTGTTTACGTCGGGAACACCGCTTATAAAGTCGTTCTCGAAGCGTTCTTCATTCTTGTAAATAAAACCTAAGTTTAAAACATCGTTAACGAAATTTATTGCTTCGTCTTCTACTTCATTTCCTTTGTCCGTGTATCTACTCCAAAATTCTTTTTTAATTCCGTATTTGTGTTCTAAAACTAATTCCTGAATATAAGTCTTAGCTGTTTGCGATAGGCTCTCCCCTTTTGCGCGGGGAGTAGCCATAAGTTTTCCGATTTGTGACGCTCGTATTTTCATAACTCAGTTATTTGTTTAAGTTGTGACGCGTCTAAATCAAAAGTTTCAATTAACTTTTCTAACTCATATTCTCCGTTCTTAATAGCTTCGATAGCTTTGTTAAAACGTGTAGCGTCTATTTTAGCTTTTTTCTTTTTTACTGGTTCGTCTTTTACTTGTTCACCACTTGCATCCGTATCTTTGTCCGTAACTAATCCTAAAGCTGAAGACAAAGCGTAACGACGATAATACGTTACACCGCTACCAAAAGACTGATAATCATTCATTCCTTTTAACGCTACGTTTGGAATTTCTACCATTGAATCAAGACATTCGCCACTTTCAACGTGGAATACTGTCGTACATAGGTAGGTAGTACCTTCTTTAGTGTTTAGGGTTTGTGTGAATCCTAATCCGTGTTTTTGTAGTAACGGGTTAATTACTTCAAAGATTTTCGGTAAGTCAGCGTATGAATAGCCGTAACCTTGTGTCGCCTTGTGAATTACTGGGACTTCTTGTTGGAACGTAGCCAACGATTTAAACAAATTTTTCATAGGTGTTAAATTAAAATTATAAGCAAATATAACTATTATTTTTATATTACAATATATTTTTAATCTTTTTTTAATAACAAAGCTTCCAAATAAAATTAAAGTTCTTAATATCTCTTAAATGTAATTTAGTCATTTGGTCATTTCTACCTTTTCTGCTATAAAGTTTTTTGTAACAATCTTTAAAATTTTCAACGTATTCTATTTTTACGTTTTTTCTACAATATGTCAGTAATTCTTCTTTTCGTACTATCCAAAAACAATTTTCAAACTGAAAAGCAATCCATTCACAACAAGAAGCATCACTACAACTTCCTGCATTACCTTGAACATTTTTAAATTCTACTACAATAAAGCCTTCTTGATGCGATTTTTTATACCCTTTAATGTCAATCCCTTTTCCATATACCCAAAAATCAATATGGTTAATATCTTCATTTTTATTAGACTTTTTATAATCAATATTATTTAATATACACGCCTTTATAAATGATTCTTCTCCATTTTTCCAAGTGCTTAAACTACGATTATAATGTTCAACGCTGGACAATTCAATAGCTTTATTAGATACCATATTCTTTAATCTTTTTTTTGTAGATGTCTATTATTTTTTTTAGTTCTTCTTTTGTGAACTTTCGTGTTACTTTAGATTTACCCTCTAATACATTAAATTGTTCTGCTCCTATCTTTTTTAATAGGTTTTCACGGTAATTAATTAAATTTCCTGAAAGAAACGTATTACAATGTTCGCATTGTAGGTGTACGTTGTCTTCGTCAAACCTTACGTTCCAATGGTTGTTAGCGTTATAAAAGTGTCCAGCGTTACCTTTTTTGGGTATTTGCTTGCAAGAAATACATAATTCGTTTTTATCTCGAAGTCTTATGTATTTGTTAAATACTATTTGAGTAGCTTTTACAAGGTCTTGTATTGTTTCTAAATTTTCTTGCATCTTTTTTTTCGTCTTTTTCCAATTCTTAACCTTTGCTTCTTGCACCCACGCATCAACACACATTTTATTGAAACAATACTTTTGATTAAAACGTATCGGCTCGAACTTCTCTTTGCAGTTTTTACAACGCATATTATAAGTCTATATCCTTAAATTTTACTTGATTTTTTAAATCTGTAACTTGATTTTTTAAGTCAAGGTTTATAAGTTCTAATCGAAATAAACTTTTATTAGCGATGCGATATTCGTCTTGTAATCCTAAAAAAACACGATGTATTTGCTGAACGTCTTTTAAACTTTCAGACATTGAATCTATTAAGTCTTTTCTATTAGGGTGGTTTTGTTTTATTTCGTCTAATGATAGGCTTATTTTAGCTTGTAATGCGCCTAATTGAACGCTTGTTTTTAGTAGTATTAAATCTTCCATAATTAAAAAGGTAAGTCTCCTGATAATCTACGCAACTTTTCAGAAGTGGTTAATATTTCGTTTGTTTCTATTCGTGTTTGTTTAGGTGGTTTAGGTCTTAAATTTTTTAAAGGGTCAACGCCTGCAACCGTAAAACCTAAACCCGAATTAAAGTCAAATAATACAAAGTCGTCTATTCCGCTTATTTGCCCGCCTGTGTCCGTGTCTTTTATTTTTTCTACGCTAATTAAAGTAACGTATTTCATTGTTTCGTGTTTTACTAAGCGGTGAATTACAAACATATCGTCGCACCTATTTAAAAACGCTTTACCGCCTTCAATATGGTCTTTCATCGGCGGCTTCAAGTGTCCTTTCCAAATATGGTTATCAGTGTACAAATTTCCGCTTCTGCCGCTTTCAGTTGTAGGGTGCGTATTAATGTATAGTGTCTTACTTGTTTCGTTTACAAATTGCCTCGCAGCATTTAAAAAATAATAATTTCCTTCGTAACCCATTTGCCTATCTAAGCCAGTATAAGGGTCAATTAAACAAACTTGCGCATCGCTTTTACGAAATATCGTAAATAAGTCTTCGGGTTTATACAGCTTTGAATTATCTACAAAGTCAAAATATTGTTCTAAATAAGCTGAATAAGTTTGTATTTCGCTAATTGAAAGTTCTTTGAATTTTTTACCCGTGTAAATTTGTAGCATATCGCGTAAAATTTGCCCGTATTGATTCTCCCCGCTCCATAAACAAAAAGTTAATCCGTGTTTTAGTGCCAACGAAAGGAAGTACCAATTTATCCAGTACGACTTACCTACGTTGTCGTGTCCTAAAATAATATTAAGTTGTTTAGGTTTGTAGCGTAAATGGTAATCTATTGCGCAGTCTAAGCCTAAACCTTGCTTAATCTTTCCATCTTTGTAGTCAATTAAGTATTGTAGATGTTCTCCTTTATTGTTTAGCATTTCGCGGGTCTTTTTCGTATCCTAATTCAATAGCTTTTTTTACAAGCGGGTCTAAATCTTCGTAGTTAATTTCAGAAGGTTGTTTAGGTTCGTTTTTCTTTAGCCATTTTTTCGCAGTCAAATATAAACTTTTAAACTTTTTATTGTCTTTATAGTTTTCAATAGCGTCTAAAATATCGTCTATTTGTTCTTTAGTGTATTCAGTTAGTAACTTGTTATATTCGTCTTTTAACATAGACAAGTGAGCGAAGCTCCTATATATATCTTTAGATATAACTATATCACTATCACTATCGGCATTTTTGGCATTCACTCGTATACGCTCGGATGCGGTCGCATTCCATCGCTTTAATGCGTTTTCCTTATTTTTCGTTCGTATACCTTCGTATTTAATTAAATCACGCTTTAAACTTTGCTTAATAGGTTCAAATGCTATTTCGGTAAGTACGTCTTCAGCAGTTGGGTCTTGGTCGTTTACATACCTAAGAATATGTTTAAGTAGTTTACCAGCTTGTTCATCAGTTAGCTTTTCAACGGTGTGAATAATATCACAATATAAAATAAATCCTTTTTTGTCTTTAG